CGTGGAATGAATCAGATGCTACAGGTACGCAAAGGCAATTTTCTCCATGGAATTTGTTCTTTACAGATGTTCGGGTGCGGTACAAGTTGAACAATTTTGCATTTATGCAGTGCAAATTGAAGATCAAAATCATGATTAATGCTTCTCCATTCTACTATGGTAGTATGGGTGCATTTTACCAACCTTTGCCCAATCTAGTACCTTCGACCATTCAAAGTTCTGCTGCCAATCAAATCTTGATACCTTATTCTCAACAACCTGGTGTCTGGTTAAACCCACAGAATCAAGAAGGTGGTGTAATTACCTGTCCTTTCTTTTATCATAAGAATTGGTTGAATGCTCAATCATCTGGTGATATGACCAATATGGGATCCTTGCGACTCATCAATTACACCACATTGCAATCTGCAAATGGTGTGACTGGTAATGGGGTGAGTGTCACTATTTACGCATGGGCTGAAGATTTGAAACTATCTGGCCCATCTGTTGGTTTGTCTGTGCAGTCAGACGAGTATGGGACAGGTCCAGTTTCTCGGGTGGCTAGTGCTGTAGGTTCTGTGGCTAATCGCTTAAAATCTATTCCAGGAATTGGTGGTTACGCAACTGCAACACAGATTGGCGCTTCTGCAGTTTCGTCTGTAGCCAAACTCTTTGGGTTTACGAATGTTCCAGTTATTTCAGATACGGCTCCATTCCGATCTGAACCGTTTCCTAAAATGGCTTCGACTGAAATTGGGTATCCGTTTGAAAAGTTAACATTGGACAGTAAAAATGAGTTAGCAGTGTCAGGTGCTTCAGTGGGTCTGGGACCTGATGATGAAATGTCTATACCTCATTTGGTACAGCACGAATCGTATTTGACCCAGACATCTTGGACAACGGCTAATCCAATTGACACTATCTTGTTTACATCGTTGGTTACACCGCTTATGTACGACTATGATACCACACCGTCTCTGTCTGTTAAGCTTTTTCAGACACCAATGTGTTGGATCGCTGCTATGTTTGACAATTGGCGTGGTGACGTGATTTTCCGTTTTAAGATTGTTGCTTCACCATTCCATAAAGGTCGTGTTCGGATTTCATTTGATCCCGCAGGTTATGGTTCCGAAAATTTGATTGGTGATGCAGTATCATCTAACGTCATTTTTACGGAAATCATTGATCTAGCTGATACGAATGAAGCAGAGGTGCGCATTCCTTATCAACAAGCTTTGCCATTTTTGTACACTAACGATGTTGCAACAACTTCTCCACCATTTTCTACAAGTGCGACACCTTTTTTTGGGTATTTTCCAACGTATCATAATGGTACAATTACGGTGCGTGTTCATAACATTTTGACTGCACCGGTTTCATCGTCTACTGTTCAGATTTTGGTTTTTGTGCGCGCCGCAGATAATCTTGAATTTGCAAATCCGCGTGCAATTGATAATCGTTTGTCAACCTTTGCTGCCCAGTCTGATATGATAGTTCAAAGCGATACCATAGCTGCTGCAAATGCGGCTAATGATCCTTTGTCCACAATTGTGGGTACAGCTGTGACTAAACCAGTGGAGGAACAATATCTCATCAATTTTGGCGAGTCTGTTACCTCCTTACGTCAGTTGTTACGTCGACAGAGTTTATCACATGTAGAAACTCCAGCGACAAATACGACAAAGGACTATTGGGTGTGGCAGATGGTGTTCGGTAAAATGCCACCTATGTACGGGTTTGATCCTTCTGGAATACACTCAGCTAAAGGTTTAGTAGCCACTACTACTAATTTCCCCTTCAATTTTGCATCAACACATCCATTGGCTTATGTTGCACCTGCATTTTTAGGGTATCGTGGCTCTACACATTGGACTTTTAATGTGACTGGTAATCGCGCGATTGAGCACATGCGTGTTGTTCGTGTACCCGATCAATTGTCTGGAGCTACTGCTGGTTCAGCTAACGCATCATTCAATTTTGTTGATAGTTCAACCAATGCGCAGCAATTTTGGAATTTGAATCCAGGTGGTTCGGGCCAAGCACTTACAAATCAACTCACTCAGAGTGGTTTGAATGTGTCTTGTCCCATGTATTCACCTTATCGTTTCCAATCTACAACGCCTATGAATAATACGGGTGGAAC